AGTTGGAACCTGATGATATTAAGGGATGTGTAATGGGTGATACTGGAGAAGATATACAGTTCTCACCAGCAGCTAGAAAGATGTTACCGTTATCAATAGAAGTAAAGAGGAGAAAGACAGGACTACAAACAGCATACAATTACATGGAACAAGCGTCCTCCCATAGTAAAGGGGAACCAGTTGTATGCTACAGATCAGATCGTAAACCTTGGCTGGTGATGGTAGGACTAGATCACTACGCCCAACTATTAAGGAGTTGGAATGACAATAAAAGTGTGGGGAATACTAGAAGGACCAGTAAACATAAACGAAATAGACGGTGATGAAGAGGATATACCAGAAGATGCAGGTTGGTTTATGGTCTGTAAGACGGAGATTGATGGTCAGATAGAACCAGCTAATTTTTGGTTTGAAAAAATAGATCATGCCTATGAATGGCAGAAACACTTTGCTAAATCTATAGAACCTCTGGTGGTGGATGATAAGTACAAGGAGTATATGACTTGAAGTTAGAATAAAGGATTGACTAATGCACAAAAAAGAGTATAACTTGGGTTTTCCATATGAGGTATCTATTAACATACAAGTAGACGAAGACGCAAACTTTCTAGAAGTTTCTGGAGATAATTGTAATGTAATAAAAGACTTGATTAGGTCTGCATTATATGATATAGATGATGTAACTATAACAAAATGTGAGGTAATAAAACATGACTAAAGTAACTATTGATGATGTGGAGTATGATACTTCTGACTTTTCGGATGACCAAAACAAATGGGTAATGGAGTTACAGTACAACACCAACGTCCAACAACAACTTAACTATCAACTTAGTTCAGTAAAGACTAGGGGTGAGATAATTGTTAATCGTCTTAAAGGATCTCTTGCCAAGGAGGAAGATGGTGCTACCTCTTGAGAAAATAGAGAATTGGGATAAAGTGGATTTACAAATGATAGATAGTAGAACGGGGAGAACAATGAATAACTACTTACCCACAGAGTATCAAGCCTTTATACATAAGTCACGGTATGCACGTTGGCTTGATAAAGGGAAGCGTAGAGAAGAATGGTCTGAGACAGTTGAGAGGTATATGGATAATGTCGTCAGACCAGTAATAGGTGATGATAGTTACGTCAATAAAATACGTGACGCTATACTTGACTTGGAAGTAATGCCCTCCATGAGGGCTATGATGACTGCAGGACCAGCCTTAAACCGTGATAACACTGCTGGTTACAACTGCAGCTACTTACCTGTTGATGACCCTAAAAGTTTTGATGAGGCTATGTTTATTCTTTTGTGTGGTACTGGTGTGGGGTTCTCCGTTGAGAGACAGTTCATCAGCAAGCTCCCCGACATACCAGACCTCTTCAATAGTGAAACCACCATTGTCGTTAAGGATAGTAAAGAAGGTTGGGCAAAAGCGTTCAGACAATTGATAGCACTCCTTTATAGTGGGGAGATACCTCAGTGGAATGTCTCCCAAGTTCGTCCTGCTGGTGCAAGACTAAAGACCTTTGGCGGTAGAGCCTCTGGCCCTGGTCCACTGGTGGATCTATTTAACTTTACTATACACACATTCAAAGAAGCACAGGGTTACAAGTTATCCAGTATGCAGTGCCATGACATCATGTGTAAGATTGGTGAAGTAATTGTCATGGGTGGTGTACGTAGGTCAGCAATGATTAGCTTGTCTAACCTGTCTGATGACCGTATGCGTCATGCTAAGTCTGGTGCTTGGTGGTCATCTGATCCACACAGAGCACTAGCTAATAACTCTGTAGCTTATACAGAGAAGCCAGATGCAGTATCTTTTATGCGTGAGTGGACTGCTCTAGTAGAGTCAGGGAGTGGGGAACGTGGTATATTCAACCGTGAAGCAGCTAAGAAACAGGCTGGCAAGTATAACAGGCGTGATGCTGACTGGGACTTTGGAACTAATCCTTGCAGTGAGATTATACTTAGGCCATATCAGTTCTGCAATCTTACGGAAGTTGTGGTACGTGCCACTGATACAATTGAGGACTTGGAGCGCAAGGTCAGATGTGCCACAATACTTGGGACAATCCAAAGCACTTACACAAAGTTCCCATACCTGCGGAAAGTGTGGCAGCGTAATACAGAAGAGGAGCGTTTGCTTGGTGTGTCACTCACAGGGATAATGGACAATAGGTTATTAACTAGTAAGAACAAAGGTTTAGATAAGACTCTTGAACATTTACGTGAAGTTGCTGTTAATGTTAATGCTATGTGGGCTGATAGATTGGGTATTCCCCAGTCCACCTCTATTACCTGTGTTAAACCAAGTGGTACAGTCTCACAACTTGTTGACAGTGCCAGTGGGATACACCCACGTTATTCACCTTATTACATTAGAACCGTTAGAGGAGATAACAAAGATCCACTTACCACCTTTATGAAGGATCAGGGTATACCCAATGAGCCTGACATAATGAAACCTGATAATACAACTGTGTTTAGTTTTCCAATCAAAGCACCTGATGGTGCAATAGTTACAGAGGATCTTACGGCTATTGAACAGTTGGAGACTTGGTTAACCTATCAAAGAAACTGGTGTGAACACAAGCCAAGTATTACTGTCAATGTAAAACCTGATGAGTGGTTTGAGGTTGGTGCATTTGTACACAAACATTTTGATGAAATGTCTGGTGTATCATTCCTGCCGTACAATGAGCATACTTACCAACAGGCTCCCTATCAGAACATTTCTGCAACAGAGTACAAAAAACTTTCTAAGTGTATGCCAAAGTCTATTGACTGGAGTGAGCTTTCAGAGTATGAAGAAGAGGACACCACCAAGTCTAGTCAGACCCTAGCTTGTACTGGTGATATTTGTGAAGTAGTGGATATAGGAGCCTAGTAAATGAAACCTTACGTTAGACCGTTTCAAAAAGATGTGTACGATGAAGTTGATACACCATCTAAAAAAGCCTTAATAAAGGTATTGACATCAGAGGGGCATGATATTATTTCATCACATGAAAACTATTATGCTGATATTGTATCTCAAAAAGATGGGGCTACATACTATCATGAAGTAGAACGAAAAGCACAGTGGGGTAAGGACTACCTAAAGAAAAAGAAATACAAAGTCACACCTGAAAGTGGTTGGCCTTTTTCTTGGAAAGAGCTTAGGATACCAGGTAGAAAGAAGAGACTTATAGAAAAGTATAAAGACGAGATAGAAAATCTTTCCTTCTATGTTTTTAACTTTGAGTATGACAAGGCATGGAAAGTTAAAGCTACACAGATGACAGATGACACTATGCGTAGACCAGACTTTGCTAGGGTACATAAGTCTGAAACTTTCTATCACATACCCTACACTGAAGCAGAATTATTAGAGGTATAATATGTCACGTAAAACAGCAAGAGAAGTTTTTGAGGAGAAGACAAACAAGAAGTTTGATACTGTTAATAGTCCACCTCATTACACTCTAAAAGAGGGGGTGGAGTGTATAGACTACATCAAGCAAGTGTTAACAAAGGAAGAGTTCAAGGGTTACTGTCATGGCAATGTAATAAAGTATCAACACAGGCATGAGTATAAAGGCAACCCAATAGAGGATATGGAGAAAGCAAAATGGTATCTAGAAAAAATGATAGAAACAATGAAGGAACTAAGAAAGTAACTCCATACGATCAGGGTAAGAAGGACTTTAGTGGTGGTAGGTTAAACAATCCCTACCATCACCACTACAACTTTAGAAGACACAGGGACTGGCAGTTTGGTTTTAACCAGGCTTACTTTGATAATTTAAAAAAGGTGAAGCAACGTGAAAAAGTTGACGAAATTAGAGGCAGAAGCTAAGGCTTATCAGGAATTAAATAATAAAAAACCAACGAGACAAGCTAACAATCTTAGTGTTCGTAGGTACTTTGCAGGACAGGCTATGGTTGCACTAATTATTAAGTCTCATGGTGGAGTACGTAAGGCTGACATAAAGAGGGAAGCATACGAGTGGGCTGACTACATGTTAGAGGACTAGTCAACTATGTCAGAAAAAATATCATCATAGTTGTCAAGTAAGGTCTTTATTCTAAGCAAGTCTTGAAGCCCATCTTCTTTTTGTAGTAACCCTTCTAACTCCATGTTTAAACCCAATTCGTTCATAATCTCTCTAACTTTATCCTTATCCTTACCAGACAAAACTCTAACAAGGTCTATCTCTTTTGGTAGACCTTTTTGCACCATCTTAGTTACGTCTTTCCTAACATCTGCTTTTACTAAATCAAGAACTCTTTCTTTATTTTTTAACGGCATATCAAAATAGTCA